AGCGGCGGCAGTCCGCTCGCGACCGCTGCGGCCCATCGCGTCCGCGTATGCCGCGCAGCAAGCCGTAACCCACCGCTCACGCTCTTCGGCCATGCCCAGCGCGTAGCACCGCTGTCGCTCAGCGTCCATCTGCGCCGCCGTGAATAGTCCGCCCTCCGGCTCTTGCCTTAGCGTCATCGCCATGCTGGTGCTCAGCACGTCGCGCACGCGGCAAAACGGCACGGCGGGCAGCGGGCCTAACCCTGCGCTCAAAGGGACCGCCAACGGCTTGTCACTGTTGCTCATCTTCGTAATCCTTCCTGGCCGTTGCCGGCCCCTTAGCTCGAACGTTAGGCGCTTGCCACAATTCGCGCACAGCAGCCCACTGCGCGCGATCCATGTCCATGCCAAGCGGCTTGTATTGGTCGCCCCGCTCGCGGGCTTCGTCGTCCCGCGCAAAAGCCTCATCGATGTCGCGCGCGATGATCTTTCTAATGCTCGGCTGCAAGCTCGGCCAGGCAACTTGCAGCCAATCGCAGCAGTCCCCCACGATGTAGCTCATGCGTCCGAGGCAGTAGCGGACAGCGGCTAACGCCATCAAGTCGCCACGCCCCCACGCGCCTAACCCCTCGCTCAAAACGGACCCGTCACGGCCGCTGTCGTTGCTTTGCATGGTCATTCCTTCTCGGCCGCGTCGGGCCGTTTAGCTCGCACGTTGAGCCTCAAGCCGCAGCCCTAACCCGCACCTGCGGAGGCCGCACCTTCGGCCGGGCCTCGCCCTTCTGCCCAGCGCACACGGCCTCGTAGTGGGCCCGCTCGTACTTCGGGGCGCTGTTCATGCCGCCTCAATCGCGGCAAGTTCGCGCACGCTTGGCATCGTCTTGTCCTGCGCACCATCCGCCAGCATGGCAACGGTCCATCCGTGCATGTATGCATCCATCAGCTTGCACAGGTTGCCGGCGGCTGCGGCTTCCGTGATGAACGCTTGGTTCAGAGCTGGGGCGCGGCCCTTGCCAGCCTTGAAAGCCTCGGCGCCCGCTTGCTTGGCTTGAGTGGTGTTCATTTGCTTGCTCCAGTTGGTGTGTCGATGGCTGAATATTACTGCAACCAAAAAGGCGACGCAACAACTATTTTTAGTGCACTACAATCGCCTCATGGAACAGCCAAAGAACCCACGCGGACGGCCGCGCAAAGCCGAGGATGAGAAGTTGGTGCGTCTGGTGTTGTTCGTGCCGCCAGCGACTGAACAGAAGGTCGAGAAGTGCGGCCAAGAGTGGGCGCGTGCGGTGCTCAAGCGCGCTAAGCCACCAGCCGCCTAACAGGCCGCTCAAGCGGAGCCGTCACGGCAAGCCGTGACGTCCCGCTTAGCGCCAGCGTTAGGCACCAAGACCCACGCCGACCTCAGTGCTCGCAGTCGGCACGAATCCATCGTGGATTGCCTGCATCGCTTTGGTTGCCTGCTGCACCCAGGCCAGCACGCGCAGCGGGTCAAAGCTCACGTTGCGCGTGCCGTTCGCGCCCACACTCAGCAACTCGCCGCGGGGGAACCGATGCGGCCAGCGCTGGCCTGCTGGCAGTGACAGCGTGATGTTCTGGCCTGCCATCAGGGCTTGGGTGCAGGCGGTGCAGAGTGTTGGCACGTCCATGGTTTTCTGATCTAGAACGGGATGTCGTCGTCCATGTCGTCGAAGCCACTGCTGCTGCGCTGCGGGGCCGGGGCGCGCGACTGCTGGCGCTGCGGCGGTGGTGCGCTGCGCTGCTGTTGGCGGGCCGGCGCGGCGCGCGGGGCGGGCGCTTCATCGCGGCCCTCGTCGGCGTCACGGCTGCCCAGCAACTGCATGGTGTCGCCAAGCACCTCGGTGGCGTACTTTTCGATGCCGTCCTTGTCGGTGTACTTGCGGGTCTTCAGGCGGCCCTCGACATAGACCGGCTTCCCTTTCTTCAGGTACTCGCCGGCCACCTCGGCCAAGCGGTCGAAGAAGGTGACGCGGTGCCATTCGGTTTCTTCCTGGCGCTCACCGCTGGCCTTGTCTTTCCAGCTGCGGGTGGTGGCGAGGGTCAGATTGGCGAAAGCGCTGCCGTTGTCGGCGTAGCGCACTTCGGGGTCACGCCCCAAGTTGCCGATCAAGATCACTTTGTTGACGGATGCCATTGCGTTGGCCTTTCGTTGGTCAGGAGAACATGGCCAGCGAGAACACGCTGGTAGGGGCGCAGACACGCAAGCGGGGCACCGATGCCACGTCCACGCGGGTCTGACGGATGGGCAGGCCGGTGTCGCGCGGCTGCGGGGTGCGGTTGGCGCGCTGCTGGGCCGCGGCCTCGATGTGCGCGCGCCAGGCTTCGCGGATGCCAATCGGCCCCCAGCGGGTGCTGGCGCCGCCGTTGGGGTGGGTGGACTCAATGAGGCCAGCCGCGGCCAGGGCGCGCAGGTCGCCGCCGATGACGGTGTTGCTGCGGTTGAACTGGCGCATCAGGGTGGTGATGGAAACGCCGTTCATGCCGGTGGCCTGCACGGCCTCGGCCACCTTGGCGCGGCGGGTGGCCAACTCGCTCATTGCAGGCTCTCCAGGTGCTCGATCAGCGCAGCCTTGATCTCGGCCTTGGCGCTGATGGGGTACAGGATGGCGCGCTTTTCAGTGCCGCAGGACTCAACGCCCAGGATGGACAGGAACTCTTGCGTGACAGCGAAGCCAACCCACTCGCGGATTTCGGTCAGGTTGATGGTGGCCACGGGCTGCTCCGAGGCGGTAACGTTTCCAGCCGGCGCGGCTTCGGGCTCCGGTTCCGGGGCCGGCTCGGGCACGGGTTCCAGGTCGGCGGGTTCGGGCGCCGGCTCGGGCACTTCCAGCACCTCGCCGGTCTTGGCGTCGGCCACGATGCCGGTGGCGGTGGTCACGGTGGCGGCAGCGCGCGCAGCTTCTTCGGCACGTGCAGCGGCTTCGCGCTCCAGGCGCTGGCGTTCTTCGGCTTCTTGCTGGATGCGCTGCGCTTCAGCAACTGCACGGGCCGCAGCCAGTTCAGCCTGCAGGCGTTCGTTCTCGGCGCGGATGCGCTCGGCTTCCACGGCCTGGGCGTGCATGTTGCGCAGGTGCGTGAGGGCTTCGGCCTGGGCTTCGACGGCCTGGCTGTGGAACTCTTGCCAGTCGTCGGGCGAGAAGGTCAGCCCTTCGACGTAGGCCACGGCCAGCGCCACGCGCTCAGCCGGCAAGCCCTGGGCCTGCTTCACGTAGCCGTAGATCTTCGCCACGCCGGCCTGCAGGCGCTCGCGGCGCGCGGCTTCCTCGGCCGCCTTGCGCTGGCGCTCGGCTTCGATGCGCTTTTCCTCGGCCTCGATCTGCGCGTGAATCGCATCCTCGGCCGGCTTGACGATGGCAGACAGGCGCTCCACCTCGTCGGACATCACGCGCTTCAGGTCGTTGACCTCGGCCTTGATGCGCTTCTCGGCGTTGGCGATGGCGTACCGGCCTTCGCGCAGTTCCAGGCGCGCGGCTTTGGCTTCTTTCATGCCCCGCGGCTTGCTCACGTCATAGGCGACGTTGGCGTACTTGGCCGCCAGGGTGGTCAGTTCGGCCTCGGCCTGGGCGAACTGCGCCAGCACCGTGCTCTTGAGCGTGGCCGGCTCCACGGGGGCAGGCTTGGCCAGCGCGGTGGTGGCCGCCGCGGGCACGTCGGCGATGGGCGGGAATTCGAGTTCAGCGGTTTCCATGGTGGTCCTCAGAAGGGCAGGGCGTCGGCCAGTTCGTCAGGGCGAACGGCCTTCGGCGCAGGGGTTGCGGGGGCTGCGGCCGGGGCCGCTTCGGGGGCGGGCACTGCGGCGGGTTCCGCGGCTTCCCACAGGGTCAGGCCGTCCAGTGCGGCGTCCTGTTCAGGCATCAGTGCTGCCAGGCGGGCGCGCAGGCTTTCCACCAGGCGGTCGAAGGCCATCAGGTCGTCCACCAGCTTCTGGATCTCGTCCTCGTCGCGGGTGATGCGCACCACGTGCAACAGATCCAGGTCGGGGCAGTACAGGGTGAGATCCACCCACTGGCGGTGCAGCAGCCACAGGTAGCCCAGGCACTGGTCCCGGTACTCGCTGATGTCGCCGTCCACCATGGCCTCGAACAGCGTTTTGCTGCTGACCATGGTCTTGCACTCCCACACCCCGTCGTCGCCGATCAGGCCGTCAGGGCTCAGGCCAAACTTGCCGTCCTCGGTGTAGGCAAAGCCCACCTCGTCGACGATCTCGCCGGTACGGGCCTCGTACTTCATGCGGGCCAGCGGTTCGTTGGTGGTGCCCTCGCGCATGGCGCTGGTGGTGAACTTGGCCGGGGCGATGCCGCCCAGGCGTTCACGTGCCACGTCGTAGGCGTAGCCCAGGCACTCGCCGGCCGGGCTGCCGTTCTTCAGGCGGGCGCGGGCATCTTTGAAGCGGCTGCCAGTGATGCGGCCACGGCGCGCGGCCTTCCATGCATCGGTGCCTTGTTCGGCGTTGTTCCACAGGATCAT